CATTGATATTCATTGGCGGGAGCACCCTGAGTACACAGAACAGTGGGCTGAGGAAACTCGGAGCAATGTGGGGGAGAGAGCTTGGCTCCAAGAGTATGAAGGAGAATTCCTAGGAACCGGTGAAACCTTTATTGACGGAGGTACCCTCCAAAAGGTTAAAGCTCAATGTTCCGAGGAGTTCTATAAAAAGCACTACAATATGATGAGGGTATGGGAAGAACCCCAACCCTATCACACATACCTAATAGCTGCGGACTCCTCTTTTGGTCGGGACCGAGATTACTCAGCATTCCATATCATTAATCTTTATAATGGTACCCAAGTAGCCGAATTCTACAGTAACCGAATTGGGCTTAATGACTTCGCTAAAGTTATATCTGAGGAAGGGATGAGGTATAATACAGCTTTTGTATGCCCAGAAAGAAATGGTTTAGGGCTTGCACTCATCGAACAGCTATTTGAGTTTCACGAATATGAAAATATGTGGACAGATATAAAAGGAGAGATGGGATATCTTGTGAACAACAAAAATAGAGACCAAATTTTGAACAATTTACAAGAGAATTTGAAAACTTCCAAAATAAAAGTGAATTCGGAGAGAAGTTTTAAGGAGTTAACTACTTTTATAATAAGTAAGACTGGTAAAATCCAAGCAGAAGATGGATTTGCTGATGACTTAGTGATGAGTATGGCAATCGGTGCCACCGTAATGGGTGATATCGTATCTAAAAGCCCAATTCCTCTTGTAAAAGGGGATTTGGTAGAACCTGGGGGAAAAGATTTAGCTTCTGCTGGGTTCTCAAGGGGTACATATAATAAGGACCAAGAATTAGAAAACTATAGAAAATGGATTTAAACGACAATAATAAAGATGAGCCTCTAGACGAAAATCTAGATGAGAATGCTGGGTATACCTCATTCCCGGGCGCTAACACATTCGGACAGGGTAGCCCTCTATCCGGTAGATTTGCTGCATTCTTCAAATCTTTTTTTACAACCAAAAAGAAGCCAGGTAGACCGCCTGCCCAAAACCCTTACCGTGGTGATGTTGTAAAAAATGCCGATGGTGAGGCGGACGGAGCGATACAAGGGTCCATAAATGTTGTAAAAGGGGCTACCTCTCTCCCTCAAATAGAGTATGAACGTCGGCGCAGATACCAAGATTACGAGAAGATGGATGAGTATCCTGAAATCGGCGCTGCATTAGATATCTACGCAGATGATGCTACCCAAACTCATCTTGACGGGGACATGCTTTCAGTCGAAACGGAAGACGAAAGAGTTAAGGATGCTGTAGAACAGTTTGTAGCGGAGACTGACCTAGACAAATACTTATGGGATATTATGCGTAACATGTGTAAGTACGGCGACTGTTTTGTTGAAAACATCGTAGACATGAATAACCCAGACGCAGGTATTCAACGTCTCAAAATTCTAAACCCGGTATTCATTTTCCGCCGTGAGGATAGATTCGGATACCTTAAAGGGTTTATCCAGGAAGTACCTCAAAGCACCACGCAAGCGCAACAATACCAAGGAGCTAAACTTGATAAGAAAAACACTATTCAAATTGACCGCAATCAGCTTATCCATTTTAGGTTGCATACTTCTGATTCTAACTATTACCCTTACGGCAAGTCTATTTGTGCTCCTGGTGTGCGCTCTTGGAAGTCTTTAAGGATGATGGAAGACGCGATGCTCATCTACCGTCTTCACAGAGCCCCTGAACGCCGTATCTTCTATATTGATACAGGTAACCTCCCTCAGACTAAGGTCGAGATGTTTATGGAACGTATTAAGGCTAAGTTTAAGAAGGAGAAATTCTTTAATAACGAAAGCGGTAATGCTGACGAAAGGTACAACCCGTTATCCGCGGAGGAAGACTTCTTCGTCCCTATGAAGAATGGACAAGGTACTAAAATCGAAACTCTACCAGGGGCACAAAACCTGGGAGAGATTGACGACGTACGCTACTTCCGTGATAAGGTTCTTGCTTCTATGAAGATTCCTAAAGATTTCATTGTGGAAAAGGACAAGTCCCCGGAACGGAAAGCTAACCTATCTCAGCTCGACGCTAAATTTGCTAAAGCGGTTATGCGCGTACAACGGGATACTGAAGTATGTTTAGAGACGCTTATTAAACGTCACTTGGAGTTACGCCAATTTCCTAAGGCACTAATTAACCCCATCAAAATTAAACTAGCTCCACCTTCCGACCTAAGTGAGAAGAGAAAGTTAGAGTTAGCAGAACAGAAGACCCGCGTCGTACAGGCTGTAAAAGGGTTAATGCTTTTCTCTGATAAACACATCTACAAGAATTACTACCAGTTGAACGATATGGAAATCGAGCAATTGGAAACAGAATTAGCAGCGCAAGCCGCAGCACAAGCGCCGCCTCCTGGACAAGAGGGAGCGGGTATGCCTCCAGAAGGAGGAGCTCCTCAACCAGAACCTGGTGAATAAAACCAAAAAGAGTAACACTTACAACTCTATATAAAATAAGAACTATGAATATAAAAAATCTATTTGTGTCCCGTGACAAGAACTTTGCCCGAATTACCGAGGCAGGAGACTATCTAGGTCGTCGTCTAAGAGAGAACCTCGTTATCTTTGATATCGATGACTCTAAAAGCAATGTCATTTATGTGACCGAAAGTAATCACTTGATTTCATGTGATTACAAAGAGGTAAAGGGGCGTCTAACTTTGGATAACTTCCAAGTTGAGGATTTGGAGACTATTACCTCCGACCAAGCAATCGATGACCGAGTTGAGGGAGATGTCCATAAATTTATGGAGTCCCTTGTAGCAGACCGTTACGACAATGCCGAGATTAACTTCGACAAGATTGTTGAATCTTTCTCTATGAGAGCGAAAATCGGCAACAGCCGCAAGAAGCTTTCTAAGAGACTTGATAGATTTAATGAGTCGTATAACATCTTTGACACTAAGGCATATAAGAAATTTAACGAGGCACTGCCCCTTCTTAAAAAGTTCTTAGAAGAGAATGTCGATACTCTTTCCTCTAACCCTAAGTTGGTCGAAGGTCTTCGTCTTTCTAAAGTAGTAGGAGATACCTATGACCTACCGAGACTCGATATTAACAACCTTAAGGAAGAATTCGTCGTTGTTCCTTCTAATTCTAAGAGGACTCTCTACGAAATGGTTTGCGACAAAGAGTTGGTCCGGAAGGAGTTGCTGGAAGCTAAGGAGTCCTTCTCTAGAATGTGGCACCACAACGACCACATTGCTTCTTTGGCTTCGAAAATCTACGCTACAGATACAGTGATTAAAAGTTCATTAAAGGAAGCTGTCGCAGCTGTCCCTTATCTTGCGCTATCAAATAAAGTGGACCTAACTGGTCTTATGGACTCTACGTTCCAAGTAAGCAACCCAAGTACTATACCTCAAAAAGATATTCGTGAGTTTGTCAACAAAATTTACGAGTTCAAAAAGCCTATAAAGACTATTGTCCTTGAAGCCCTAAACTCCAAGTATGGCATAAACGTGCAAAGCCTTCGTTTTATCCCTTCTTTTAAAGGGTTGGCAGAAGTTCAGTCCGAGGTTCTAGATATGATTGCTGAGAATTGTGAAGAGGGTATCCTTGCGGATGTTCTTAAAGAGTTCGCAGTTTGTATGTCCCGTAAAGGTGGTGTGCAGGTTCTGGATATCTCAAACACATTGTCCCAAATAATGACAGAATCAAATTTCCATATCGTAGATATTGACGAGGACTTTCATATGAAGAAGCTTTCTGATTACCTTACCCACAATTTAGGTGAGGCTCAATACTACGGAGATGATGACGCTATGTCTAACTCTGGGGGTAATGCTGGCGAAGGTGAAGACGATGATAGCGAAGACGTCAAAGGCAAGAAGAAGAAGAAAGGCAAGAAAGACAAGGACTGGGGTGGCAACAAAGGCGATATCAAAGCCAAGGACCGCAAGAAGGATGACGACAGCAAGATGAAGGCTGACGAAAAGGGGGATGTTGATGATAACAAGAGTGACCTACCCGGAAACCAAGACAAGCTGGATAAGGACAAAGATGGCGACATCGATGCTAAAGACCTAAAGAAACTTCGTAAAGAAGGTGTGGAAGCTGTAGCAGAAGAAACCGAGGAGGAAGCTCCGGCTGAACCTACCGAAGAGGATGATGACGCAGCAGCGGAAGAAGAGCAAGCCTCTCAAACCGAAGATGGTGCTAATAACAGTGAATGGAGAGACTTAGTCACTTCTTTAGAAGATGTAACTAAGAAAATCGACCTGAACTTTGATGACGAGACTGAGGAAGAAGAAGAGCAAGATGCGGAAGCGGGTGAAGGTGAAGAACCTACTCCTCCACAAGATAGCCCTGCTTAGTCCAGTTAATAACGTTATCTACAAAGCTAGAACGCAGTACAAGGAGCTCGGATATTAAGTTATCCAGCTCCTTTATTGTTTGTACGTTGATAGTTTTACCTGGTTCCTTCATCTGAGTAAGGGTTTGGATTAGCATGTTTAGACGTTCCACCGTTTGGGGTGTGAATTCATTTAATTTCTTTTCTTCTTCTTTTTTATTTTTCATTTTTTAATCTCCATTCCTAGGGATTCGTAGGATTTAATCCTCTCTTTAGCGTGTTTTTCTAAATATGGTGCTCTGTCAAAGAAATCATAGATAAAAACACGCTTCTTGGTCTTGTGAATTCGTAAAGCGCGACCTAGGGCTTGTAAAGTAGCAATCTCAGACTTCAACCCACGGGCATTAATGAGGTGAGTAATCTCCGGGATGTCAATACCGGTCTGCATAATGGTTGTGCCTATCAAAACTGAGATTTTATCGTCCTTAAATGCGTCAATAGTCTTTTTTCGAGCGGTTAGGTCATCTTTTCCTTCTAATTTGAAGGAGTTAGGGATGCGCGAATGTAAAATCTCAGCATGTTTAAGGTCTTTAACTATTATAAGGGTTCTCGATTGTTTTTGTTGTATCTTTTCTACTAATTCTACAATAATATCGTTGCGCATGTCATTCTCAGTAACAAATTTTTCGTACACTTCTCGGTAGGAGAGCTCGGTATCTTCCACTGTCCCTGTATCCTTTACCGGAATTATCTGGATAACAGGTTTGGTCAGGAAACCATCATCAATAAGACCTTTTGCGCTTACCTCCTCAAGTATATTACCTAGACCGGAGATGAGGTTTAGTCTGCTCATCGGGTCTCGTGGTACGGTAGCGGTCATACCAATTCTGTAAGCCGCGTTAGGGAAAGACTTTATGACCTTAGTAGCAATCTTTCCTTTGGCAAATTCATGAACCTCGTCAAAGATAATGAAGTCGGACTGTTTTAGATGGGAATCGATAACTTTATCTATGGACTGAACAGTACACAAGGTCATAGGTTTAAGAATAACCCCGTCTCCAAAAGCGAGACCTACATCAATACCCCACTCTCTAAGTTCATCGTACGTCTGTTTAAGTAGCTGCTTCTTTGTGAAGAAGATAAGACCAGTCTTTCCTTCTAGAGCTTTAAGTATCCCTCCAAGAATAAGGGTCTTACCCGCGCCCGTGGGAGCTTTAACAATACACCCTTTAGCCTTTAAAGCCTTCCTAATCATCGATTCCTGATAATCACGTAAGATTACCCCCGGTAAGGAGATATCGTCAGAGTGGGTAGCTGTCCGCAAATCCTCTATTTCGTAGTCCATACCTAAATAAGTGAGGTCTTCCTCTATATGGGATAAAAGACCAGTCCCAAACTTCCCTGTTTTATCAGAGAAGAAATATTTCTCTCCATTCCAGCCTCCTTTTTTATAGGCAGCGGAGTAATTATAGCCCGGGACTTTCGCGCTATATTTCTTTTTTAGAGTTATTAAAAGCTTTTTATTACTTGTTTTTAGAAAAGAAACATTATTTTCAACAATAATTTTTAGCATCTTACTATTATAGTACAATAGCTACAAACTATTTAAATTAAACATGTCAAATCCAGAAAAAGAAAAAAGTCTTATTGAGCTCGCAAGAGAACACATTGAAGAAATAGGTGCGAAGCCAGAAGAGGGTGTAGATATCCCGGAGGCTCCAGTAGCCACTCGTCCTTCCCAGGACTCCGTAAAACCTATCCAGAAGAAACCAGACGCGGGGGAAGCCCCTGTAACTAAGGAACATTTTGATGGTAAACTTTCAGATGCAGTAGCGGACCTTCTCTCGAACGTAACCGCATCTCAGGATTGGAGAGCATTAAAACTTCCTTCAAGAGGTTTGGCTTACGTAAACTGTGATGAAAGTATTATGATTAAACCATTTACGTTCGCTCAGGAACGCAAGTTACGCGGTATTAAAAATAGTTCCCATGGAGTAAAGGTTATTAACATGTTAATTGAAGACTGTGTCCAAGGCTTGGACTACACCTCGATGACGCTAGAGGATAAAAATTACATTTTATTTAAACTGCGAGAGATTTCTTACGGGGATGAATATATGGTTCAAGCAGAGTGCACAGAATGTGAGCATTCTAACATGCTAACAGTCAATATTTCGGAAGTTCCGGTTATTTATGCAGAAGACGGCTACGAAGAACCTATTACAATCACTCTACCTGACACTAGCCAAGAGGTTACGTACATAACTCCTAGATGTAAAGATGAGCGCTACTTCAACAATGCTGAAATGCTAATTGATAACTTGTGGAGATTCGCTTTGTCTGTAGGAAAGTACAGTGAGAAGAAAGTAATTAAAGGATTTTTCGAAGCTACTACAGTTAGAGATTTAGCGTTCTTCCGCGAAGCTATTACTAAAAACAACTACGGTATGAACAAATCAATGTCCTACGAGTGCGCCAATTGTGGTGAGGTAACAGAAAGTTTGATTCCATTTACAGAATCTTTTTTCTCAGTGAGCTAGACGCACGAATCTCTGCTCTAGCCGAAGAAGCTTATTTTTTAGTAAAACACGCGAGATTCAGCTACCATGATATAATGCTTATGCCTGCTATAGAGAGGGATGAGTTTATGAAGCTATTAATTGACGAGAATCAAAGAGAAAAAGAGTCGTATGAGTCCCTAAATAAGTAAGAGATGACTAAATTCAACGGCGTTACTGTAATTCAGAGAGGCAATAGACCTTCCCCTATCATTCCAGCCAAGCTGGATTTCTACAATTATATTGCGGGAGAGCTAAGCAACCCTTTCCAGGTGTGCTCGGTACATGTCTTCCCTAACACCGCTTTTGGTACGGCATCGCCTTATGTAAACCAAACCCCAGGCGACGCAGACTACGGTCTAGTTAGCGCGACAACCACGAACATGCTGTTCCATAACTATGAAAGGAACAGTGTTGGTGATAGAATAGGATTCGATGCCGGTATGGATGCGATGGCAGAGGAGAATGACTATACAGGAGACTTACGTTATAGCGCATCTTCTATTTTTAAGGAGGAGGTAGGTCATTTCTCTGTTATTCTTCAACCTAGTGGTGTATACTTCCCAACTAGCGCTGCACCAACGTGGGACCCGAGGTATAACAACTCTGCGTCCGCCACAGGTGGGTATATTGATATTTGGACGGTTGTCCATACAGAAGGTTCTAGAGCACAGATTTATGTAAACACTTTCGGCATGGATACTGCGAACACTTTTGCGGTAACAGAACCTTTGGAAGTTACAACCACGAACAAATTAATTCAACGGTATGTACACCTAGGAAGTAAGAAGAGGCTCCAGATTCAAACTGAAATAGTCGTGGACAACGAGCCAATCAAAGCAGACCTACGTAACCTTATGGAAACAGGTTCCTTACTAACGAATCCTGAAATAAGTATCACCAAGCTGAACGAGAGTCCAATTTTAACAGCGCGAGTTGAGACTACAGGGGACACAGTTGCTGACATCGGCGGGTTTACCTCAGAGGGGGTAGCTATTGATAGTCAGGGAACTATAAGCTATGTATGGGATACGAACACTATCGCCCCTTTCTATACTAATGAGACGCTTGGGGGAGCCATGGGAGTTTATGAAGTAGCTGTAAGGTATGATGTAGCAGGAGAAACCATCGTCAGTCCTAGATTTAAGTTAATAGCGCGGTAGCGTCTAGCTCCCAATCAGCTTTAAAGATATTGGTCAGCACATACGCTTCAAAATCCTTACGGTTAGAGGCTACCCAGAAGTCGTTCCAGTCCTTATGCTCCTTGGGAGGGACCAGTGAGTAGATGTCCGTAGTTCTTTGTGCTAACATTCTCTTACGAGCCTCATAGAAGCCGTCTCTGCCACTTTCGTCGTTGTCATAGGCGAGGATTACCTTTTTACCTCTAAGCTCCTTAGCTTGGATTGTAGACATCTTACAGCCTTGCGTACACGTAGCATTAAACCCAGCCGCGCGCAAAGACATAGCATCTAAAGGACCCTCCGTTACGATGACATATTCCTTGGATTTGTCATAGGGATACAAAATCTCTGAGGTCTTGATTCCGTAAAGACCTTTACTTGGGTTTAAGTACTTAGGGTCGCGATTACTGAGAGTTCGTGCTTGAAAGTAGAACGTCTCGCCCTTTTCTGTCAAGTAAGGGATAATAATTCGTTGGAAATATCGACCGGTACGTCCCACAAAAAATTTAAAAGAGGATAACTTGCGCTCCACTGCGAACTTAGATGCAAGACGCTTGAGGGTACTCAGTGAATTGATATCAGATTTAGGGTTCACCTCTAACCACTCTTTACTATCCTCGTCAATCGTACGAGTAACCTCAATCGCTTTGTTTTCTACATTAAGGGTAGAAACATCAAACAAATCAGCGCCCGAATCAAAAGCTTTTCTCTTCATAAAGTTTCGGGCTGCTGAATAAGGGACATTCTCAATATGAGAGACGAGATGGATAAGATTTCCTTTTTCCCCAGATTTGAAATCAGTCCACAGCCCCGTATCAAGGTTGACATACAATTTCTGTTTAGTATCATCGGTAAAAATTGAGTTTATTCGGAATTCCCTACCCGCTTGCTGAGACTCGGGAAAGTGTTCAGCGAGGTAGGTCTTGATAATAGAAGCGGGGACAAACATCAGCTATATAATAGTAGCACACACCCCTAAAAAACCCCGCTATTACTAAGAAAAAATCGCTATAATAACTAACAAGGACTAAAATTATGTTTATAAATAAAGTATCCCCAAGCAAGATAAAGGTTTACGACGAGTGCAAGCTGAAGTACAAATTTAAGTACGTTGACTACTTACCTGAGAAATCTACCAATACAGATGCCTTGCAATTTGGTTCTTATATCCACAAGATTTTTGAGGACGGGGTAGGAAGCACTACCACCGAGGAACTTAATGAGATTGCAGATATTCTACGCCCAAACTACAAATTTGATAAGCAACGTGCAGCTAAAATAGATATTTGTATAGAGAACTTTCTTGTTTTTAATAATTCTCTTTCTTCGTGCGAACAAGTTTCCACGGAGCAATTCTTTGCAGTAGACCTTAAGCAAGGATATGCAGTAAACGGAATCATCGACCGGGTGGTAAAAAACAAGGACGGCGGTTACTTAGTAATTGACTACAAAACCAGTAAGAGAGCTTCCACCAAACGAGACTTGTTTAACGACCCTCAAATGCTCTTATACGCTTACGCTGTCTCAGTCCTTTATTCAGTCCCTATTGGGTCTATTACTTTGTCGCACTACTACCCCCACATGGATAAATTGGTTCATGTTAAATTTACTGAAGCCCATGTACTAATGTATATGAAGAAGCTGACACAGAAAATTTGGGAGATTAGGAAGAAAAAAAAGGGTGACTTCTTTCCGCAAATGAACCAGTATTGTGACTGGTGTGGTTATAAGGATATGTGCCCTAAGCTAAACCCAACAAGCCACTTAGCTGAGTATAACGAAGCACTTAAAAATAAGAAGCCTAGAAAAGCTAGAAAGTAGCGCTTTCTTTCATTACAAAATACTTAGGGTCTTCATAGATTAGAGGATAGTAATCCTCAATGCTGACCAATTCAAAGAAGTTCCTTACTTCCTTTATGCTGTATTTATGTTTTTTAGTATAAGCTGAAACAAGGGTAGATAACTTAAGCGGTCTTTGTGTTTCTAAAGACTTTAAGACTTTTTCTTGAAATATTTCAATAAAGTGTGTAGAAAACCTGTATCGCCATGTCTCTTTAAACTTTAAAGATAAACAGTAATTTACTTGTTCCATGAATTCGCTAAGACGTAAAGAATCATCCATAATTTATATTTTATATATAATATAGTAAACCCTACACCGGTTCTGACAGACAAAATGACAAAAATTTTTAAAACCTCGTTTTTGGGCACGACCAAGAAGCTTCCTACTCAGCATACAGTTAAAAAACTGCCGAGAAGGGTACCTGTAGGCTGTTTATACACCTTCTATTATAGGTCTAGAACAGCTACTGACCCCAACCCTTTTATTATTCTGATTTCTCCAAAATGGACCGCCAAAAAAGGAGGCACTTATTTTACCGGAGTCAATTTGAACGATTTCCCTTTAGATATGAAGTCCGCAATTATTAAAGAGTTTGGAAACCGTCCTGTAGGTTCTGTCACGTACCAGGAACTAAAATCCTTCTCAGAAGATGACCCCAGTTGCTGTGTTAGGACGTATAGCGTAAATAAAGTACGTGCCCTACATAAAGTAGAGGTTTAATATGGCTGACGAAAATCCCACACGCGCAGAACAGAAAATTATAGACTTGCTAACCAAAATAGCAGGTCCGGGGGATGCGGGCGATGATAAAAAAGAGCAGGCAGCTGATACTAAGCGTAGTCGGAAACGACATCTAAAAGCGTTAAGAGATAATGGCTTAGCCTTAGTTGGTTTATCCACTGGAATGTTCTCTTTGTCTAAGCTGGTAGGTAATCAGCTTGAGGCGAACAAATCATTAGCCCAATCCCTCGGGAAGACTGCTCAAGCATCAGAGGGAGTCACCGCAGTATCTAAAAGGTTTATTACAGGGCAACAAGGATTCGAACAAAAGATTAAACTTTTTGCAGATGCAGTTGAGCTGGGTATGTCCAACTTTGCAGATAAAACTCTACAATTTGGGATGCAGTTAAAGATTCTGGGTGTCCAAAATAAAACGGCGTTCCAACTTATAAGAGCTAATACCCAGGGTCTTGGTATGGTTGAGGAAGCATCCTTAATGCTTACTAACCAGCTGGTGTCGACTGCTGCTGAAAATAAAGATTCCATTTCCGGGCTTATCGATGCCATTAATGGTATGAAAGATGCTATGGTAGACACTACCGTAGAATTAGGTCCTAAGGCAGCACTAAATGCCCAGAAAATAGCAGCTATGATGTCTCAAAATAATTCTGAGCTCCAAGAATCGTCCGCCAAATTCGTTAAGTCTTTCCTAGCTGGAAGCGACGGTTACATGAAAGCCGCTAAAATGGGCGTTCAGTTCACTGGGCAGGAAAGTACTGCTGAGATGGCTCGTAAATTCGAAACCATCTTAGAGAAGATGAGTATGCTTCAGTCCGGAAGACAAGGAGCTGGTTCTCAGTTCCTCTTCGATGCCTTAGAAAGAAGCTTTGGTTTAAGTAGAGAGGACTTTAATCTTCAAACTCAAATCGGGACAAGTATAGAGGCGTTAAAAGAATCTAACGTACGGCAATTATCCAAGGCAAGCGCCACTATTAATTTCCAACAGCTGATGTTAAACTCTTTAGATGGGATTCAAACCATTATGCAAAAGCTTTTACAAGAAGTCACCAGAGAACTTACCGGCTGGAAAGACTGGATAACTAAAAACTGGAATGATATATGGGCTAACCCAAGCCGATACCTGAGGGTACTCAAGGATAGAGCATCAGCCTGGGCTGACAGAGAGTACCCATGGCTAAAAACTACGCTTTACGGCATTGGTATAGCTGTGAGCATCGGCTTGTTATCTAAATTGATGGCACCAATTAAATGGCTCTGGCGCATGCTCAGTGGAAGCAAACTTTTAAAAATGGCTGGGGGACTGTTTGGCGGAGGAGGAGGAGGAGGTATGAAGCAAGGTCTGTTGCCTGGTTTTGGGCGTATGGCTGAACCTTCTCGATGGTCTAAGATGATAGGAGGTTTGAGTAAATTAGGTCCGGGAATTAAGTCACTTGCGAAACGACTGCCAATTACAGGTGCGATTATTGGCACGGGCGCTGCTCTGATATCCGCGTACAAAGGTAACTGGGCAGACGCTGGTGTTCACTTAGCGTCCGGAGCCTTAACCTTCGCTGGTCCGGTGGGTGTGGCTGCAGGAATAGCACTGGAGTCGGGGTACCACATGACCGGTGCACGTGAAGCTATTATGGGTAACAGTCCAGATGCTTCCAAAATAGCGGCTGATACCGAAGAGGGGTTAGACGTTCAACGACAATCACTTGAAGTTCAAGAGCGAACGCTTGATTTCTTTGAGCGACAAGCACCGATAAGGGGGTGGACACACTAATGAACCAAACAGGATTTCAAAACGCGCTAGACTCCGGAACTGATGATTTCGGGTCTTGGTTTAACCCATCCAACCAAACTAGAGGGGAACTAAATTCACACCTGGGACCTGTTCAAAGGTTTCAGTTAAATCAAGCTTTGGAGAAACGGGGGGGACTTCGTTTCACTTATGCCCCCCTTCACGGTGACGATGGCGCTGGGGAATACAGCTACGCACATCAGAGAAAAGTATGGCTCCCTTTCTATGAAAACCCGTTAATATCGGAATCTAGAAAAGCTAATTACGCCAATAATAAAGTATTCCTAAGAAACGAGCCCATAAGGCTTTACACAGGTAGCGAGGCACGGAAATTTAAAGTTGATATTCACTATAGTCTTATTCATATGGCAGCTATGGTAGGAAGCCAAGACTTGACGGATATGTTTGGCGTAACGGAGGGTCAAGAAGCATACGATGACACCATGGCAATCGCGTCTTATCTTCATGACACTCTTTTGTCGGATACGGGAAGCAATGCCCAATTGGACGCCACCCAGGCTACCCAAGAAATGTATGACAGGTCCAATGTTCAAGATGGACCCTGGGGAGGAAATCGCTGGTGGAAAAATTCATCCGCAGCCTCTGAAGGTTCCAGGCTTTATTGGAATTTTGCCCTAATGTGGGTAATGCGCACCGGACCTACGTGGGTTAAACACCACCAGGTACTGCAAAAAGTAATAAATAATGTTCGCAGCGCTGTAATTAGTACCCGTCAAATGCCGGTAAAAGGACCCCCCATTGTGGAGCTCAAGTGGGGTACGATGTATAATTATACTCCGTGCATCGTAACGGATTATAAAATACAGCCAATAGAGAATGCTGGTTATGATACCAAATCACTTACCGCCCAAAGACTTAAAATATCTTTAACTTTAGAAGAGATGCGAAACGTGAATGGGAACCAGTGGGGAGACCCAACGATAGGCGGGGACCTCCCAGGATGGGATACTATTGCCAACTTGGGTACTATAGACCCCACGGCTGACCGCATTATTAACCTCGGCGCAGGTAAAACTATGCGCATCGACGCCCCCTCTCAAGGATTGGAGTTTTAATTATGGCATTAAATGGTGATAGGCAAAATATTTTTCAAGGAACGGTTATTTCTCATAGAGGAAAGACTATAACAGATATAGGACAATCAAAAGCGTATAGAAGTTTTGTAAATGCAATACAGGAACCTGGACAGGCTAAAGTTGCAGTGATTCCGAATACAATGGAAGGTCGTCCTGATTTACTAGCTTATGCAGCATACGGTAACGAGCTTTTGTGGTGGGTTATCGTAGAAGCGAATAATGTATACGATTACGAGGAAGACCTAAAAGCAGGGACCCAAATAATTATTCCACAGTTATAAAATGACAAAAACAGCCGCGTACAATGCTAACGAGGTTGCGGCAGTATACATGTCGCTTAACCGTAATGACTTGCTGTCCCAAGAGGAGGGTGGAAGCAAACTAGGCGGCGACGAAACCTTAAAAAATGGTTTTTATGGGCTATCCGACCCTTTAAATTTACGTGGAGTATTAGAAGCGTTTGAATGTGGCTTTTCCCAGGGAGCAAACAAAGCAGTTTACAAAGTAAGAATTCTAAACCCCACCCCCCAATTAGAAACCACCTTATTTAATTTCTACTCAGAGGTATTCCCTTCTAATATGTCCACATTCAACTCATTTAAAACCGCAAGTGAACACCAGCAGCGGATGATTTCTGTAGAGGGTGCAGTCGGAACCCAAGATGAAACGCTTTTAGCTAACGATGCACCACCCATGCTCCCCTCCTTTTACTTGAGATGGGGGTATGGTACTGACGCCGACTCGGGTCTCTCAAGGATTCACCAAGCGAGAGTCTCAGACATTAAATACTTTGTAAATGATAAAGAGGATAAGGTAATTGAGCTTTATGCGGAGGACATGTTTTACCATTGGAAAAGCAATCCTGAGGCTAATAAAAGACCTTACTCTGTCACCACGCTAGTTTCCGATGAGGCAGATGGACAATTATCCCTCAGAAAACCCTCCGAAATCCTCACCGAAATATTAACAGATTATTTAAAGACATACGCCGAATGTACCCCTGCTGTAGACGTTGGCTCATACACAGATAGTTTTGATAATGTTGTGTATTCTCTTGCCAAGGCTTTAGCGAGAGGGGATGCCATATCCAAGTTAAACAAATTGCGAGAAGCAGAAGGTATAGCAACGGAATCAACGGGCGTCCCAGCCCCAGAACTTACAGCAGAGGAAGTAAAAGCCTTTGAGGATTTGTTAGACCGCCCTCTTATAACTACCAAGTCCATAGACCGGAGCGTTATAGGAAATGTAACCCCCCAAATCCTTTACCAAGCTTTCAAAATGGTATTCGAGTCTATTGGGCTGAAATGGGAAATGAATCCTGTAGGTACTCCTCCACCTGTAACCGGTCCCCTCTCCCTCCAACAAACGACCGGCGCAAATACTGACCCGGAAACAGCCTTAGAGAACGAAACGGACGCAGTTACCAATCTAAATACTTACAAAGTTAATATTAAATCAGATTGGTTACAAACGGCAACCGAGGCGAGGTATACACACGTAAGTTCCGTTGCACCTACAGTTTATGACCGTCAATACCGATTAAGCTTTTGGCCGATGGTCCTGGAGAACGGTAACATACGACCTCTGACAACGGAAGAGAAGCATGCTAACCCACACCAACGCATTTGGCTCAATGCGGGCATGGTTAATAGTGCAAATTATAAAGCTGGGAATAATGTGGACGACGACCCAAACTTTAAGTTTTCCTTTAATATGTTAGACTTGAGTACAAAATTTGATATCGATAAAGTACTGCTTGCCCAACAAGCCGTAAAAAGGGGTTTTGGGGATAGCGCAATTCCCTTCATCCCAGTGTGTGTGCCTCCCAATATAAGCACATCGGTTGCGGCAGGCTATTTTAATGAGAAAACGACCCCTTTGGTGGGAAACCAGGACAGTGTTAGTTTTGGACCCCTTCAGGGCTGCGCACCTATTCTAGACGTCAACGCGACTAATTTTTTCGAGCTGGATTTACTCGCCACAACTCGGATTCCTAAGCGCTCTGATATGTCCTATTGGGTTGGGTGGGCTGTTGCCTTATCCGCCACACAGGCTGACTCCGATAGCGCCCTACTTAAAAGGCAAGTAGAGAACCCTCCTCTTGTGCTTTTAGAGCCTACCGCTCAAACCGCTTTATTTATAATTCTAAACGCCCAAAACTACCAAACAATCGAGCAGAAGCAACAAGAGGTAATGCAGAAGGTGGTCGAGGCTCTTAAAAAGACGGCGGAAAAATTTACTAAATTCTTCCCTGGACACAGTAAAGAAGCTCGATTCCGTAAGTTTATAGATAGGTATGCCAACGCCTCCGTCACTATGGGTGATGACGGCGAGAACCCACATATTAGCTCTTACTTACAAACCATACTCAATAACATTAATAGATTGATGGTGGGGAAAAGTTCCAAAATGAGGATAGAACAAGTTCAGATTAATGGACTTTCTACCGAAGAAAAAGCTATGCTCACGAATACATGTACTTTGCTTGAGGGTGTGACCTGGGAGGAGACATGGGCGAAGAATAACCACTCCCTACTTTTATGTATGCCGGGAGGAGATATGGCTACTCAGTATGGGGATAGAGTTATAAGACCCATTAAATCGTTCCCACAGACCTATAGCGTAGATGTGGGAAATAAATACATATGGCTGGATTATGGAACCCCCAACTCTATTGTAGCCGATGTGGACTTTACCGGCAACCAGCGCGTGTTACTTAATTTAGCCCAAAGCAACTTTTCCGTAAGGCAGTGGAACGATATAAACCAGCTTTTTAACGGAGATAACACGATTTCCACCAATTTGCTGTCCAACAGTATTTCTAAAATGCTAGAGGATAAAATCGCTACGTTAAACACAACAACACAAACGGATTCCATCCAGTCACAGCAAAAGAGACTTACTGAACTCGAGCGTTTGAAGAAATTAGCAGATAACCAGTCAAACATGGAAATCGATGTGGAGTTACTTGATATTCTTCCAGAGCTTCTCGATTCCTACCAAGTTGATGCTAAAACTGGGGAGGATGACTTGTCTGAGCTGGAAGTTATTTCTCCGAATGATGCGGCACAGCTAAGAAAGCTGTCCAGTATTATGTCTAATTCAAAATTGTTAAATATGCTGTTCCCTACGGCGAATGTAGACGGCAAAACGAACGAAATTACAACTGAGGTCTTAATGGTGAAAGATGGTAAAGCGCAGAAGGTTATTAAAAAGGGCAGGATTCTACGCCGCCGAATCGACTTAGACTCTGTTAGAAGCCGTATATCCGAAGAAGAACGGTCAGCTAAGATGACTGACGTAGCAGCCAACTATTCGATAGCAATGCAACAGGAGTCCTTCAACCTTAAGATAACCACTTTAGGGATTCCTGAAATTGATGACCCTGCATCTGAGTATTTGAGTAGGCGTGTATGTTTTAAATTTTATGACCCTCGATTAGGAAACGGACAACTCCACTGGATGAGTGGCGTATATCAGATAACTGGGTTCAGGCACAAAATTAACCCACAACAAGGGTTTCTTACGGAATTAGAAATGGTGAAACTTCCTAAGGAAAGTCTATCTAATATTAGGGATATAAGAGATGCCAATTAAACAAAATGACATAGATGTTGCGGGAGGGTTAGCCGAGTACGCTCGTGAAATGCTTGACCGCATGTCCCCTTTTGGGGATGAGACTCCCGTCCAAGCGGAAGTTACGTCGATAACTAGCCAAAGACACGGGTTTATGGCTCTAGGAACTGTCGTACAAACCTTGGATGAGCAGAGAGCAGGTAGAATTAAAGTGGACTCTCCTGCATTTCCCGAAGGACCCCAGACATGCGACTATGTATCCCCCATTGCAGGAGCTGGTTATGGTTTTTTTGCGGTACCAGGGATAGGAGCAACGGTTCTAGTTGCAAGAGTAGCCTCTGATGACCCTCCTTCTCAGAACCTTTGGTTTGGTTGCTTATATGCTCCCGGACAAAAAGAACTTCCTGATTCCAAAACCCAACCATACATCACAGGTGATGCTTCTCAACTCCCAAAAAATGAAGTAATGGACAACGGTGATGCCCCTCCGAACAACCCTACCATGTCTTACGGAGTCCCTAATGAGTCTGATATTTACAGGGATAATGATTTACCTGACTCCTTCGTTTTGAAGCACCCTAAAGGACATAGTATATCCTTAACAGATAAGAATACGCCAGAGCGTCAAATAGACGAAGTTAAGTTAAAGACGGCAGGTAACAAAAGGCTTGTCATGAGTGATGCGCCCGCGCCCGCGGGAGGAGAAAACATTACTCTTATAGACGAGAACAGCAACCAAATAAGAATTACAAGTGTAGGGCACGGTGATGTGCCCGACGACTCTATTATAACCCAAGCTGGGGGCGACATAATGTCAACAACGAAGAAAGGTGCGGTAGACCACATCATTTCGAAGGATAGCAATAAGGATTTCTCTATTGACAATTTGGGTAAAGGTAATGTAGACATTACTTCTCACAATGGAACCATGACGCTGGAAGCGGATAAACAAATTACGTTGAAGTGTGGCGGCTGCAGTATCACTATGTCCAAGGACACAATGAGTATTGACGCTCCTACGATGACCATCAACGCGGCTAACGGAACACTAAGCTTTGGTTCCGGAAGCATTACTGTAGGGGGAACAGCACTCACCCCTGCCTCTGTCACCACAGGAATAGTTACTGCTACTGCAGTTACAGCTGCTGCCGCAATGACTACAGAAACAATCTCTATCGGAGGCTTCAGTCTACCTACAAACCACGTACATTCCGACCCTGATGGCGGCACTACAGGAACACCACAATAATGATTACAGTCGTAGAAAAAGAAATATATGGAAGCTCTCTTTGTTTTTGGGGGAACACCAGGGAGGTCCCTAACAGGTACGCAAATGGTTTAAGCCCCTACTTCGGACAGACGTACGAGTTAGATACGGTCTCCGGTAGCCAAATGGTGTATAGGAATAGAGACCCCCAGACTAATGGGTCGTTTCCCCCCACCGCGAAAATTATCAACAAGATAAGTATTGAGCCTCTGTGGACTTATAGTGATTTAAATCCTAGTGGTATTCAAGCTGGACCGACTACTTACTGGGCGTTTTTTGCTGATGTAAAAATACAACCTTATATTGCCACACAACCTCTTAACAATTTAACTCAAAATTTCTTTGCGTTTTCCGCATCCAATGATGTTGAGTGGGAGCTGAATCAGTGGAGTCCGAGCGCTGGTCTTGAAAAAGTTAACGACATACATTATGATGACAAGTTTGTATTGCAACCGTGGGAAGATTTAAAGATAAGACTGCTAGACGCTGACCTATCTGGAACATTACAAACTAAAAACCAGGGCAACTTTACTTGGGACCTGGCACGATTCCGTCAATGGGTTGACAACTGGTATAACTCAACCCAACCCATTGCTAAGATTCGCATTGAGATGGAAGAGTTTACTCCTTCCTCTCAATATTATCATCGCGCAAGCCTCAATGATTTAGCGGAGAAGGGGGGAGTCCTAGACGAGAAAGTGGACTATCAGGATGTCACCCTACTGGATTTTAGGAACGAGTCTCCAACGTTAGAGGAGCCTCCATTTAATACATCCTCCTTCAACAGCTTCTCCTTAGAAAACTTAGATTTCAGAGGAGCCTACCCGTGGGGTGGAACGGGCACATCTCGGTTCATGTACTCAATTATGTTACACACTGAAGGAAACCCCCCTGCCACCAGGTATATTAGAAAATATGTTAGGTTCGCTGGCGGTGCGGTATCCGACTTAGAAATAAACGGACTTTTACAGGATATGGGTCCTATACAAATAGATAAAGGACAGTGGCTCGT